GACCGCATCGTGCTGTCCTACCCCGAGCACGAGCGCGAAGCACGCGCCAAAGGCATCCCAATCTTGGGTTCTGGCCGCGTGTGGCCCATCGCAGAGTCGGTCATCACCGTCGAGCCGTTCCAAATCCCCAACCACTGGCCTGTCATCTGTGGCGTGGACTTCGGCATCGACCACCCCAGCGCGGGCGCATGGCTGGCCTGGGATCGAGACACCGACACGACGTACCTCTACGACGGCTACCGCGAATCCAACAAGACGCCCGCCGACCTGGTGCCGCTCATCAAGCAGCGCGGCGAGTGGGTGCCCGTGTCCTGGCCAGCCGACGGCTTGCAACGCAGCAAGGGTGACGGCATCCAGCTGGCCGACCAGTACCGCACGCACGGTGCAAACATGCTGCACGAGTACGCCCAGCTGCCCGAGACAGGCGACGAGGAAGGCAAGAAGACCAGCCGGGTCAGCGTCGAGGCGGGTGTAATGGCCATGTACGAGGACATGAAGGCTGGCAAGTTCAAGGTGTTCTCCAGCGTCACCATGTTCTTCGAGGAATTCAGGCTCTACCACCGCAAGGACGGCCAAATCGTCAAGTTGCAAGACGACTTTTTGAGCGCCACCCGCTACGCCTACGTCATGCGCCGCTACGCCATGACACCACCCGACCCGCAAAAGATGGCCCTTGACCCAAGGCGCAACCACGACTGGCGCGCTGGTTGAGGGTCGAATAGCCACCCAACAACCACAATACCTTCGGCGAAAAGCATAACCGGACGCATCAATGGCCATCGGCGACATTCAACTGACCAACTCAGCGATCCCGCAAGACGAGAGTTTTGCGGCCAACGCTGGCGGGCCAACGATGGCCAAACGCTTCCAATCCGACCAAAAGCCCCGTGGCAACGTCGTGATGGGAGAAGCGCCTACCGACACCGGCATGCCCGAGGACTTGGAAGACTCTGCGCTGCCTCGCGGCCAAGTCGAGATGTTCCTGCGCGAAATCAAGCACCAGCCCCACTGGCGACGTGAGGCCGACCGCGCTGCCGACTATTACGACGGCAACCAGCTTTCCCCCGAAACCGTCGAGCGCCTGAAAGATCGCGGCCAGCCGCCCCTAATAACCAACATCATCAAGCCCACCATCGACACGGTGCTGGGCATGGAAGCCAAGTCACGCAGCGACTGGCGCGTGCGCCCAGAGGACAATGACGAGTGCGACGACGACTTGGCCGAGGCCTTGAGCGTCAAACTCAAGCACGCCGAGATTGAATCGCGTGCCGATCGCGCCGTGTCGGACGCCTACGCTGGCCAGATCAAAGCGGGCCTGGGATGGGTAGAAGTCGCCCGCGAGCACGACCCGTTCAAATGCCCGTACCGCGTGCGCTACGTCCACCGCCGTGAAATCTTCTGGGACTGGCGGGCCGAGCAGCCCGACCTGTCCGATGCCCGTTACCTGATTCGCCGCCGCTGGCTCGAACTGGAGCACGCCATCGCGCTCATGCCCCAGTATGCAAGCCTGTTCCGCATGACCACAGGCGGCTGGGCAGGCTTTGACCCGCTCATGGAACAAGACAGCCGTTTGGTGCAGTCGTGGGAAGTCGAACGCGACACACGCATTGCTGCCGTGGACTGGCGCGACATCCAACGCATGCGCATTTGCCTGTACGAAATCTGGTACCGCAAGTGGGTGCGCGGCTACGCCATGACGCTGCCCAACGGCACGGTGATGGAAGCCGACTTCAATAACCCCCGCCACAACGAAGCCATCGTGGCGGGCATTGCCAAGATCAAGCAGGCCACGTTCCAAAAGGTGCGTCTGGCCTGGTACACCGGCCCGCACTTCCTGTACGACGTGCCCAGCCCGTACAAGCACAACCAGTTCCCCTATGTGCCGTTCTTCGGCCACCGCGAAGACCTGACCAACGTGCCCTACGGGCTGATCCGCTCCATGGTCAGCCCCCAGGATGAGGTCAACGCCCGCAAGTCCAAGATGCTGTGGTCGCTCAACAGTCGCCGTGTGGTGGCCGACAGCGATTCAGTCACCGACCACAACAAAGCCGCTAACGAGGTAGCCCGTCCAGACGCCTACATCATCCTGAACGCCAACCGCAAGCCAAACAGCACGTTCAAGGTTGAGCCCGGTGGCGAGCTCGCCGCGCAACAGTTCCAGGTGATGCAGGAGGCCAAGCAAGAGATTGCCGAGGCTTCGGGCATTCACAAGTCCATGCAGGGCCAGCAGTCCGGCGCATCGTCGGGCCTGGCCATCAACAGCTTGATCGAGCAGGGCATGAACACCCTGGCCGAAATCAACGACAACTTCCGCTACGCCCGCCGCCTGGTGGGCGAAATGTTGTTCGAGTTGGTCAAGCAGAACCTTATGCAAGGCCCGGGCAAAGTCACCATCGGCGAAGGCGCGCAAAAAAAGGTGATCCAGTTGAACGCCATGGCCATGGACCCCGAAACGGGCCAGCCGGTCATGGTCAACGACGTGTCCAAGGTCAAAGCCAAAATCGTGCTGGACGACGTGCCCTCGACGCCGACCTACAAGATGCAGCAGTTCCAGATGCTCACGGAAATCACCAAGAGCCTGCCGCCTCAGTTGCAAGGCTTCATCATCGACTTTGTGATCGAGTCCACCGACCTGCCCAAGCGACACCAGTTGGCCGACCGCCTGCGTGCGGCCGTGGGCATCCAAGATCCCGAGCAACAAAAGCAGGCCGCCGCACAGCAGCAGCAAGCTGCTGCGATGGCTCAGGACATTCAGCAAAAGACGTTCGTGCTGGACGCCGCCGAGCGTGCAGCACGCATTCGCAAGCTCAACGCCGAAGCCGAAAAGGTGCAAGCCGAATCTGTGCGGGCCAAGTACGAGCCCCTGGTGCGCACGCCACAAATCGCCGTCACGCCGCCTGCCATCGGTGGTGGCCAGCCCGCACAACAAGCCCAACCCGCGATGCAATAAGGAAACGTCATGTCATCGACCATCAAAGACCGCAACATTTCCAAGCCGCCACGCCTCTCCAGCCCGGTGACCGGCGCTTTTGCCATCACGCCCAACGACAGCACCGACCTGGCCGAAGTGACCTTGAGCCTCTACGTCAGCGTGGCCGGTGCCGTGAAGGTCACCATGTTTGACGGCTCAGTGGTGACCTACGCCACCATGGCCGCTGGCCGTCACCCGCTGCGCGTCAAACGTGTGTGGGCCACCGGCACTGCCGCCACTGGTTTGGTGGGCGAGGTCTAAAGCATGTCGCACGAAAAGGCGGGCCTCGTTCTGGCCACCCTGTTTCTGGCGCGTGACCTTGCGCACCGTGAACACCTGGGCACCAAAGGCCCGGGCGCATTTGCCAAACACGAGGCCTTGGGCGAGTTCTACACCGGCATCATTGATCTGGCCGACACGCTGGCCGAGGGGTACATGGGCCGCTTCGATGTGGACCTGAACATCCCCTTGCTGGCCAACGAAAGCCAAGACGACATCGTGGACACACTCACGGCACAGGTGGAGTGGATTCGAGAAAATCGCCGCGCCGCCATTGCCAGCGAGGAAACCCCGCTGCACAACATCGTGGACGAAATCGAAATGCGCTACTACCGAACCCTGTTCAAGCTGCGCCGGTTGCAATGATTTTCTCCTGATCTTTCGGGATCCATGGCCCCGCTTTTGCGGGGCTTTTTTTTGGAGTCGAATTGCTCAAGTTGAGGAATACTCAATTTCACCTGTAAAGCCGTTTTTCCCCGCCATGGGTCATTGGTAACGACTGGTCAGGATTTCCGCAACCAACGCGATAAGTGGAGTGAAGTAAATGGCAGGCATCGAACTTGATATGAACACGACCGACCCGGAGCAACTGGCCAAGGTCTTCGAGCAACTTCAAGCGGGCGACACGCCCACGACCAAAGAGCCCGATTCAGCCCCAGCGGCAGCGGCAACGGACGATTCCAAGAACGATCCAGCACAAACGGAACAGCAAGCGGCCAAGCAAGGCCAGACAGAACCCGAGCAGGAGCCCCAAGGGGTTGCCACCAAGGACGGAAAGCACGTCATTCCGTACTCGGTGCTCAAAAGCGAACGCGACCGCGCATCCCGAGCCGAGCAATTGGCCAACGAGATGAAGGAACGTGTTACCGCACTGGAGGCCATGGTTCAGTCAGGCAGTCAAGGGGCGAAAAGTGGTGAGAGCGCCCGCACCGAACAGCAACAGCCAAATGTCAGCGACCTGTCCACCGAGGACTTGGAAGCACTGAAAGAGGACTTTCCGACGGTCTACAAAGCGGTGATGGCGTCCATGGCAGCAGCCAAGGCGATCGAAACCAAATTACAGCCGGTTGAGGAAAGCGTGCGCAACGCCGAGGCCGACCAGGCGCGTACAGCACAGGAAACCGTGCAGGACGCAATTGATTCGATCCCAAAGATGGCGCACATCCAGGCCAGCAACGCCGAGGCCTTTGAACTGGCCAAACAGTTCGATGCCACTCTGCGTAACCAAGCCGCCTGGGCCGACAAACCTCTGTCAGAACGCTTTGCCAAAGTCACCGAAATGGTAGAGGCCACGCTGGGTCCGATTGATTTGCCGGGTAGCAAGCCAGCTTCACAACCGAATGCCGAGGATTTGAAAGCAGCCGCCAAAGCAAAAGCCGACGCAGCTGCGAAAGCAAGCCGCACCAACGTGCCGACTTCGCTTTCCGAGTTTCCGGTGGGTCAGCACGCAGCGCAGGACGAGCGCGAAGCAGCAGAGAACCTGACGGCTCTCCAGCTTGCAGAAAAGTTCTCCAGCATGACGCCTGACCAAATGGATGCGTATTTCCGAACCCTGTAACCAAGAGGACAAAACATGTCTACCAATATCCCAGTCGGTTCCGCCCTTGCGCGGAAAATCTACTCGGTGGGTCTGTTCACCCGCGTGCAACACTCCCCCGGTTTCATGAACCTGATTTCCGGCGAAATGCCGAAAGAAGGTTCCTTCGCCGCCAAGACCAAAGGCCAAACCAGCCCCGATTACCCCATCGTGAAGGCCGGTGACCTGGCCAAAGGTGCGGGCGATACGGTCAGTATCGACCTGTTCAACATCTTGCAAGGCAAGCCAGTGATGGGCGACAAACGCATCGAAGGCCGCATGATGCAGCTGACGTACTCCAGCATGGACGTGCGCATCGACCAGGTTCGTGGTGGTGCCGATTCCGGTGGCCGGATGACGCAAAAGCGCACCGTGCACAACCTGCGCAACATCTCGATGGCCGGTATCCAAGCCTGGATGCAGCGCCTGGAAGACCAGACCGCGCTGGTGCACCTGGCGGGCGCTCGTGGCGCTCAGTCCACCACCGACTGGGTGGTGCCTGCACAGGCCGATCCTGATTTCGCTGAAATCATGGTCAACAGTGTCAAGGCTCCCACCAAAAACCGCTACTTCGCGGCCAACGACGCCACCGGTCCCGATGACATCGGCACCAACGACGCGCTGACGTTGCAAGACGTGGACCGCATCGTGGCCCAACTGCGTGAATCCCCCGTGGTCATGCAGTCGGTCAAGATCAAGGGCGACGACCGCGCCTGGAACGATCCGCTGTGGGTCATGTTTGTGACCGAACGCCAGTGGCTGTATCTGCAAAGCCGAACCAGCCAAACCACTTGGCGTCAGGCCGTGCAATACGCCTTCGAGCGCAAGTCCAGCGGTGTCAAGCACCCACTGTTCGACGCTTACGAAACGATCATGTGGAACGGCGTGCTCATCAAGCGCATGAACCGCTACGCGATCCGCTTCGGTGCCGGTGATTCCGTCATCAAAGACACAGGCGGCAGCGACGGCGGCACCTACACCGAAAGCACTGTGCAAACCGCGCAGCCGGTGGACCGCGCCATCATCGTGGGTGCGCAAGCCATGGCCAAGGCCTACGGCAAGAGCGCCAGCGACTACTTCTACGACTGGTCGGAGAAGGAAGTTGACCACGGCAACAGCATCGAAACCGTGACCGCCGCCATGTGCGGTAGCGCCAAGATTCGATTCAAGATCGACGGCGCTGACACCGATTTCGGTGTGGCCGTGGTGGACAGCTACGCACCCGATCCCGCATCGGCTGCTGGCCGCACTTTGCTGGGCTCTTGATTGATA